ACATTAAAATCCATCCTTATAGCTGTAAATGCCTGCCGCGCCAAATGCAGCTGCTATAAACATCTTAACTAATTCCCATGCTTTACTATTAAAAGACTTCTTAAATTCCTTATGCTTCAACTCATGCTGGTCTATCCACTCTTTTATGTGGCCCATGTCCTGCTTAATAAGCTCGACATTAGTATGGGTTTCATTTATTTGTTTGTCACGCAAGTCATTGGTCATTATATTCTCTATGCATCAGAATAAGTGGGGGAAGCAGATATTGGCATGTTCCTGTTCTTTTCAACAGCTAACATGTGAGCAACTTTTCCTGCTTCCGAACTAGTGGTCGAAAATGTGAACTCATCGCCTTTAACATAGTCTGGATAATCACGCGTCAATAGAAGATCCACACCCTGAACAGTGGTTGGTATTGCACAAATCACTTCATCTATATAGAACTTTTTAGTGAGGTTCTCAGCTTCAATTCTAATACCAAAATCAGTCATGATTTCGCGAGGGACAATAAACTTAAATTCTCCTCTAGTCCATGTGGTTGCTGGAAGTGCCGCCGTATCAATTGTCCAGTATTGGCCTGCCACTGCTGTATATCCAGTACCATTTGGTTTAATAGTTATGCTACCAGATGATCCACTAGTAGCTTTATAAACAAATGTGCAAACCAAGGTGGCTAGAGGATCAACATTATCGAAATCTTGGAAGTTCTGTGTAATGAAATTCGTAAGTGTTCCAATTCCAGATATAATAAGCTTCAGACCTGTTTCTCTCCAGCAACTTGCAGATGCGGTCGTGAAGTTAGCCACACCAGAACTATCATCTGCCCAATAAGCACCAACACTATTACCGGCACCAGAGAGAGCCGATGTGAAGTCACCATCTTGGATTAGTGTTTTGCCAGCTGAATAGGAGAAGGTTGTTCCTGAAGCAGTTTCACTATCGGCGGTTAATGCTGTGATCGAACCGGGAGTCGTGCTATCTGCGGCTTTTTTACTACATTTTAATGAGAATCTCTCTTGGCCAGCAGTTGCAGCATTAGTGCACAATAAACGATAATAGTTGCTGTTTTGGATTAATTGATTGTCGATTATTGTCGAACCTATTCCACCCAAGGCAGCTGAAGCGAATTCACTGAGACTGCCAACAGCACTTGTGCCCGCGCCATTAAAAGTAACTGTGCCAACTGTATTAACACTTGCGCCCATGCTCTGACCATCAGCAACCATCGCATCAATAATATAATCAAGCACATCGATTGCGGAAGGACTAGACCCAGGATAATCAGATTCCTCTGCGCCCACATCAACAAGCCATGTATCAAGCATCGAAATAGCTGTTGACTGCCCAGTTTCATATGAATTTTGAATTGTTTCTATGTTTATGAGAGCTTTCTTCCACCATGTCCGTTCATAATCATCATCATCGAAGACTGCTTCACCTGTGGTTCGGATTGATATAGCAGGATGAATGGTATAGGTCCCACCTGTCGCGTTTGTAGTTCCTTCTTCTAGCTCATAGCTAGACCAATAAACATTGGAAATGAAAGCTAATGCGGTCGATATTTTGCTATGAGATATTGCCATCTTATGCTCCTATTTTCATATGTCTCGACATCTTATTGACCTCTGATTTTATTTTAACCAAATCAAAATAACTAATGCCCTCTTTGGCTTTATTGGGATCAAGACCATCAAGCATTTCACCCAGTCCTTCTGGTGTTTCTGTCTTCTTCTGTATTAGAAGGCTCAAGTGGATTACATTAGGCAAGTTCCATAACAATCCGGCCTTTTGTATCTTCGTCAATTTCTTTACTTCCCATGGTTTAATCCCATAGAAATGGGCCAGTAACGAGATATCACTCGTTACTTCTTTAGTCTGAGCCATAGTTTCATTGGCGATTCTGATCTGTTCATCTTTCCTCAATTGTTTGAACCTTCTGTCCGCATGTAGTTTCATAGGATCGCCAATGCAGATAAACTTATTAGAGAGAAATCTGTAATACAATTTCTTGAATATGTTCATAATTCCCTCTAAGATGCAGCAGGCCCAAAATTACCGAGTTCATAATTGGTCTTAGTTAGATCTAGGATGCCATAAACCGAAACGACGAATAAGCGTTTGCGACCAGCAGCGAAATTAATGGATCTCCCTACAACTGGAATACCCTTCTCAATAACAGCATTAAGTTGATTTGAATTCTTCGCTACCAGCTTCCACTTTTTCGCGTATGTGCTAAGCAATGTTCCAGGCTTAACACCAAGGCCAATCTGATATTGATAGTTTGTCGCAGAAGTATAAGATCTGGTCAAGTAAGGGAACATCTTTAAGAAAGTTTCATCACTTACTTGAACCACTCCTGTTGTTAGTCTCGGCTTGAAGCCCATTAAGATTAGATCAACAGGGCAAGCACCCGTGTGATCGAATAGCAATTCGGTGAACTGGATGCCGATATCGAAATCTATTAGGCCTGGCTCAAGCGCTGAAAGTTCTATAGTAGAAGCATAAAACCCTACGCCACCAGCTTCAACTTTTGAAGCATCAATTGACATTTAAATCTCCTCCGTTAGTAAACGCAAAAAGGTTGTTCTGAATGCTTCGATTGTATCTGGTAACCAAGTTAAGAATGGTCTGGCTGGTACATTCCTTGTTCCATGCTGGTGATATGAGCCATAAGGAACGCGTGTTCCAACATAAAGCACATTATTCTCAACTCTATATTCAATCGAATTCATCAGCATTCCCGTATCGATCAGTACACTATGACCTCTCCCTATTTTGCGTCTCGAGAGTATTGTCATGGGATTTAATGGCTCCCATTTGCCCGCTTTTACTTGTGTTGTAGCACCTGATGTGTTCCAGGCATCGTTCCAATTATCTGGCACTCGACCGCCTTCTTGGAAGTTCTTCTTAACTTCACTAATGGCTCTACGACCGATCACATGGAGCGCCTGAGTAACGGATTTAGTCTTTTCGACTAATTTATCAATCATGACAAGCGCATTATCCGGATCAGCTGTGAAGTGCATTATCCTCCTCCATAGCCGGTAAATCCACCAAAATCTAAATCATCGCTGCTAGTTACTGCAGCACCAAGGATCTGATTTTCTGCTGTTCCTCGTGATATTGTAGCATCGGGGATAGTGATAACACCTTTAGCGAGCTGTTCCAATGTTCTTATATTGAGCTGATAATTTTCCCACATCATTGGGGGAACTCTGAAACCTCGCCTAGCCTGAATCCTGAAGATTGTGAGTTCTGTAGCAAGATCTTGGATCATTTCTGGTGTGTCTGGTGTGTCAGTTACTGCAGCAAATGGCACTGAATATTTCGCGGCGCAATAGCCATCGATCTTATTCCCTGCCCACACTATACACTCGTTCACGACAGTAGAAGCATAAGATCCTGCCTCAGCATCATCCGTTAGATATTGGATTGATTTAGTATCGCAAAGCAAGATTACCTTAGCATAGGTCGTGTAGTGTATGGCCATGATTGCTCCTTATTCTTTCTTTACTTTTGATATGGTGGTCTTCTTAGACTTTTTCTTTGATCTCTTCATACCTGCTATTGTAGCTAATCGATGCTTCTCTTTCTTGTCTGCTAGGACTTCTGTTTCAGCAACGGTTTCCTCGATCACAACTTCCTGGGTCTCATCCATCTCAGCCGCTTTCTTCTTTTCTGCTTCATCGGCCTTCTTTGCATCAGCTTCAAGTTTCGCATAGTGCTCTTCGGCTGTCATTGTTTTACCAGAGACTGCCTCCTCCTTCAGCTCCCTCAAAGCCTGCTTTTGTATCTCTACGGCCTTCTTCTTGCGGTGTTCTTCATCTTGTTTAGATACATCGGGAAGTTTAGTGATAGTAACAGGATTGCGGGGCATGCGGCAAGGGCCAACTGCAAGGCCCTGCTTGATTAGATAATGAGCAATGCTATCTGGTACTTCTATTACCTGCGCTGGCTTAGTATGTTGAAGACTTTTGATAGGCTCAAGGATCTTCATATTCCAGTCTACCTTCGAGACATCTCTAAGTATTATTAACATTGATTTCCCCTTAATAATCCTTACCATTAACGGCTTTTAGTATCGTTTTAAGTGGTATTTGGTCAGCAAATTCAGTTGGACAACCGAATTCTGAGGCGTTTATTACACGAGCTTTCCTGCGAGGTCCTTCACATTGTTTTTCAAAATCCCATCCACCAGCTTTAATCCATGCACAGAGACCGTTGAGGATTCTGTTATGTCTTTTCATTCTAATATCAGTAAATCCAACCCTATCCTTGTAATCATATACAAAGTCTAGTGCGGCACAGGTCTGAGGATGTTCGATTTGTTTTCTGGTGAGTGGTTGGCCCATGTGATTATTACCAAAAGTATAGGCATGATCAACGCCAACCATTATGATAGGATCTGCTTCAAGAATTTTATAGGCGAATGTCAGCATCCAATGGGCGATATTTGGACCACCGCCAACTGAACCAATTCTCTTTGCCACTGCAACATCTTCATCTCTATCAAGGAAGGGGCTGCGGTGAATATCTTGCATCCAATAAACATCTTTAAACACTCTACTGACCCAAGGATGAACATGAGTCCAACAAACGGTTTTCATATGTTCAATATCACTTGGGTTTAGTTTATTGCCCCATTCTGAATTGTCTATGTAATCGAGGATGGCGTAAATGTCGATTAACTTCGGGTCGAAGTAAGAGAGAACTCTGTTGGCTCCCATAACAAGAAAATCTTGTTTATCTCTAAGTAGGTTGTTTATTGTCTCAAGATGATGCTCAAGACCCGGAGCATTACCGATCATCAGTAAAGGTTTACCGGCATGAGAGCCTTGGAGCTTCTTAACATTATTTTCAAAATCATTGGATTTATGCTTGTTAGCATGATAGTTAGCTTTGCGGGCCTTTTCTATGTAACCTTCAGCGGCTCTGCCTGGGGTTAAAAGCTTCTCGTGATTTGGGTCTGTAATATCGCTAACCCAAAGGATATCCATATCTCCAGTTAATTTGCCTTCATTCAATAGTGGAAAGTCCCAAACAGCCATGTCAGCTGGCGTTTCAGGACTATTGGGAGATGTAAGAACCGTCCCGATCTTAATTGGCTTTCTATTTTTCTTGTAATAATCTGGGCCCTCACCGATCTGTCTACGCCAATCATGTACCATATCACTTGGCGTAAAATCTGGATCCTGTAATTTTTCTAATTGAAGAAAATCTGCGATATTCTGATCTGATCCTAGAAATCCTTCGTTGATGAAAGAGTGGAAAAGATCACAGAAGATACTGTGCATCGGCCCGCCATCTTGGTTTACCAGATAACAACCATTATCACCAGGCGCTAGCAATTCTTTCTTAAAGTTGGCTTCGTGAGATTTCATCGTCTTATTCCCCTGTGTAAAGGTAGGGCCCAACCCGATTGTTGAGCCCATTCCTTAATTTTATTGCTTTGACTACGAGATGACCGAGGTCAACAGGAAGCCACTTACATCCGAGACGCTATTGAATTGATACATTTCCCTGTTCTCTACCACAGTGGCGCCCATCCTATCATTGTCAACCCATTCAGCGACTGACGGGAAGGACTGGCGGTTGAAGTTTACACCGAAGGGTGCATCGAATTCGTAAAAAGCGTTAGTCGGCTGGTAAAGGAGAGCGCAGAACTTGCCGCCGATGTCTGCCATGCTATCCGCACTTCCCTCAATGGCGCTATTGTAAACGCTCAAGAGAGGTTGGTACGTCTTGACACCAAACATGTGGGCGATGAAGTTGTGAATCTTCTCGACCGTTACGTCCGATGAATCCGCCATGTACTTGAGAACGTGGGGGTGTCGCATGAGAACACCATGGACTTGCCCGCCGACGATCATAGTATCAACAACCTTACCACCACTGGTCTGACGAACAGTGTCGATTGCGGAGCGAACTACCCACTTCGGAGTTGAATCCGTGTAGAAAGCTGCTTCGAGGATGTTGCTGGAAGATCCCCAAACTGAGGAACCAGAGAGAGCCGCTTTATTTCCAGCAGCGTAATTACCGCTAGCGAAAACGAGAGCCGCAAACTTGGCTTCCTTGTAAACACTCATGTGATGCTTAAGACCGCGAACCTTGGCTTCTTTCAAAGCGATATTCTTGGTGCTGGCTGCATCACCCTCAAGCACACCTACCACGACCTTTTCGCGGTAGAGCTGGAGGCTATATGTTCCGGAGCTGATTCCGATGTCGAATTCCTGAGCAATGCTCTTATCGTTCGACTTCATCATCATGTCCGTGTTGGTCGCATCATAACGATAGTGATCGTTATTGAAGGTCGGGTAGGTATCAACATCATTAGGAACATGACGAGGAACCATAACCTTATCAGCGACAAAGTTCTCTTCTTCGTAATAACTCAGCGCGAAGCCGGTTAAGTAGGGAGAACTATTAGTTAAGCTACTAATGCTAGGCATTACAATTCTCCTTTCTTAGGCTGCGGAGTATCCGAGCTGCAGAAGAACACTGACCACGTCATCGGCTGCACTTGAAGAAGTGAGCAAACGACCCACGTGAAAAATAGCTGTACCTGTTCCGACCGTATACTTGAGTGCACGTCCGGATGCATCGGTGGTAACAACGTCACCAACCGAGTAGGCACTAGCTGCCAAAACCTTAACGATACCCAGATTTACGACTTCCATCGAAGAGCTTGAGCTGCTGGCAACGGATCTGCAGGCTCCAGATACGATGGAGAGCGAGCTTGGGAGTACGCCATACTTACCGGACATATTGACCAGTCTCTTGACGTATCCTGTTAGATCTCCACTTGTTGAAAGGGAGAAACTGAAAACTGTGTTTTCAAAAGCCATGCCGTTTCTCCTTATTTAAGTAGTTCTTCGCGGGCGATACCATACTTGGTCGCGTATTCATCGATGTGCTGAGCGGCGCCTGCGCCATGCTCACTGAACATCTCTGCATGAATCTCTTCGACGTTTTTGGTAATTCCTGCACCATCAGAATATTTCAGCGTGCTCTTTCCTGGTACGCTGATTTTGCTGGCTGACGCTTCACAGAACATGCAAATCGCCTCGGCATCGTCTACTTTCTCTGCAAACTTATTGATCGCAGGAATATCGACTGCGAGACCTTTGCCTTTCAGTTCAGCGATTTTCGCCTGAACGATAGCCGTTTTATGATTGATAAGCTCATTAGATTCAAGCTCAGCAAACTTGTTGACGACCCATTCAGAAAACTCAGCCTGGGGCACTTCCGGGCCCGCTTCGGTGGCGACTGTATCTTCCTCTTCCATAACAGTTTGGAGGATGGCGAGGATCTGTGCCATTCCTTTCTCAAGTGCAGTAAGTCTTGCATCAGCGTCAGCCTCTGCATCCATATCTGCATCTGCTATGACGGGAGTTTCAGCCGGAGCCACTAGAGTTTCTTCTGGCATCTGGTTTCCTTTCATAGAAAACGTGATTAAATTCCCCTGTTTATCTTTAGTGGGATTAACGCCCACGATCGTTTCAGTAAAGGTGACTCCTTTAATATCCATAGTACCTTTGCCTTCATCACTTAAAATGTCAAGCATTTTAGCAAGTTTCTTAAGTTGCGGCGGCTCAGCACCAAGGTAGGATAACCCTCTCGGGACAGGTCCTTGCATTCCAAATTCCTGTCCATCCCTATATACCGTTAGACTTACTGATGGAAAGATTCCTCGTTGAATGCAATCATGCATGAACTTTGGAACATTCCTTAAAGTGGCCATGACCTTGCCGCCTGATTCCTTTAATCTTTCGATAACACCAAGGCTTGGACGCTGGCGCTGCATGAGGGCTCTTGTATCATGACCAATATCCGTCTCACCAATCTTGTCCTCATTTTCATCAATAACAGTGGTCTGAGCTCTCCATGTTACATCCTGAGGAAGATTGTTGTAGTTGTTGACCATCTGAGCAGTCATCTCTGGTGTCCACTGCATTTCGCGATATTCACCGGGCTCAAAACAAGCTACATCAAAAGGATCGACTGGTGCCCAATCTGGGTCTGATAAAATATCCATTGCCATCTTTTATCCTCCGTAAACTTTCTTTTTCTTCTTTGTAATATCTTTAAGGCCGGATCCATCCATTCTGCCCTTTCCCGGCCCTAATTTCAAACTATTGGGAGGAGGGCCAAAGCCATCTCGTTTCTGTCTTCTCTGAGAAGCCTCATACTGAGCCTTCGCTCTCCCTATTGTTCCAGTTGGGTTGGAATCGTATGTTCCTGAACTCTTCTGTTTTAGTTTACGAGCCGCCAACTGTTTATTATATCGATCGATTTGTACTGAAGATTTAGTTACTTTAGGCTTAGGAGCTTTTGGTAATTTTACGCTGATGTCGATATTCTCTTTCGTCACCTTTTTACCAAGATCTTTTCGGCGAGGGTCGAGGTTCTTCAGACCTCTACGCAATCTAGCAAGTAAGCTCTCACCATCACTAAAGCTCCATTCTGATCTGCGCTTACCCCTCAAGCCCATTCTGATCATTTCTTTATCGAACTTCGGTTTTGGGGCCTTGATAGCCTTACGAACACGTGACGCAGGCCTTTGTCCTGGTAGCCTAGCCTGTACTGGGGTATAACCAGCTGGTGCTGCAGGTCCCATTTTCTTTGTATCTGGGATCTTGAATGCCGGTTTTACTGGAAGCATACTAACAACTGAGGTTGAGGTTGGTGCCGCTGCACTGATAGTAGGTTGCGCAACCCTTCTTGATTTGGGCTTTGCTCGTTGTATTGGCTTAGGTGCAGGAAGAGGGATCTTCCTAGTTTTCTTAGGAGCAGGAGGCCCTACTATTTGGAGCTTCCTCTTCTTGGCTGATTTCTCTCTGGCTGCCCTAAATTGTGACGGAGTAATGGACCGGACAATAGCCTTGTCTGGTATATTAATGTCTAACAGACCCAAGCCAAGCAGAGATTGTTTAGATGTAGGCTTGCCTCTCTTGAGATCTTCTTTTCTAATTCTCTCAGCTGATCTGGCCACTTCTGCTTCAATTTCTTTATCTTCTTCAGATGAAACTGGAGTCTTAGCTGGACCCTTTTTAGGAACTGCTCTATCGGGGACTAATGCTTTGAAATTAACCGGACCCTTAGCGGCAGTCTTAGCGCGAATAGCAGCAATTCTGGCTCTCTCTTTGGCGTTTGCTTCCATTTCTCTTATATTCTTGGCGAATTGAGCAAGTTCATCGCCTGTTTCACCCTTGCCGAAGCCAGCTACTGTTTTATCAAGCTCAGTGGCGTCTTTAATATCACGAGCCGCTTCAGCAGCGTTTATTCCTGCCCTTCTCTGACGTTTTTCAATAGCGGTGTTGGCCTTAACTACTTCTTTTGAGCCTTTAACAGCATCGGCAAGATCTGCTCCAACTCCAACGATCGAATCATACATGCTCTTTAAAGTTGGCAATCCTCGATCATAGTTCGGAACGAAGTCTTTTGCAAAATCCTTTACTCCAATACCAAGATCTACAGCAGCCTTACCCATCATTCTACCAGCGGGAGCAAGAACATTACTGCCAACATCTGAGACCCCTTTGGTGACATCTTTGGGTATGCTTTCAGCACCAATACCGGCAACACCAGCCGCTCCTTCAATTTTAGGAATAACATTTTTGGTTATGTCTTTGCCTACATCAAGAGCTTCACCAGCAATTCCTGCTCCAGTCTTAAGATTTTTAGTAACTGAAGATCCGATAGATTGGGCAGTTGCTTTTGATGGAATAATAGACGCTAATGAAAGACCCTTTCTTGTTTTGCTGGGAATGGGGATAGCGGTCTGGATGACCGCTTCTTTAAGAGCCTCTTGGATTTCAGCTCTGTTATTAACCAGACCCCTCTCTAGCGCTTTGGCAATAGTGCCAGCACCCTCAGCACTAAACAACCTGCCCCCGGCCTTATCGAGTTGCTTTGATAGGTTAGATGTTATTTCTGCGGCCCGTCCTTTTGATGGCTGTACCTTCTTCTTAGGCAATGCAGCACGACGTGCTTTTTCTAACTCAACACTTTTCTTCTGTCTTAGTGTTTCAGTTAGGAAAGCATCTAAAGGCTTGAGTACGGGGCTAGCAAATTTTATTGTTTTGCTTTTGTTAGAGAACTTGAGGAAAGGTGCTATATCTTTGAGCCTTGGATTAAGTTCAACAAGATCCTCTTCTGAGATCTCAGGCAAGACACCTCTAATACGGCGTTGTACTTTCTGGCGTAGTCTCTCATGAAGCACACCCATGATCTTATCAGTGCGATCCTGGCGCATTTCAATGTTCGATTTGGTAGGACGACTTCCACCAATAAGGTAATCTTGTACAAAGTCACCGATCTTCTGTGTGAATGATCTTTTAATTGGTTTGCCTAAGGTGCCACCAAGATACTCTCGCATGGCTTGGCCTTTGAGTCCAGCTGTGTCTCCTCTATATTGGAATGAGGGCTCTTTCAATGCTCCTGTGACACCTCTCTCAAGTGCTGATTGGGCAGCGCCGATTCCTCTAACGCCTAAGCCCGCAACTTTACCAACATCTTTAATGCCAGCTGCGACGCCTTTGACTGCTCTTCCTGCGGATATACCAAACTTACCGATCTTCTTCAATTTCTTTAGTTCATCACCAATAGTTTGCGGACGTCCGCCAGCACCAGCACCAGAACCTGTCTCGCCTCTAAGCCATGGCGGCAATGCAGGGCGAATATCGCCAGTCTCTGGATCAACAATTTGCTGCGTTCTTAGGCCAGGAACTTTACTTTCTATTCCAGTAAGACCTGCTTTTACGGCAGCCTTAGCACCACGACCAATTGCCTTACCTGCTTTTCCTGCTATTCTTCCTGCTTTTGCTGTCCCAGGAATCACAGTTCCTTTTAATATGTCCCCAGTAGCTCTGCCTGTAACTCCGCCAGCCGCTGAAACTCTGGCGTGTTCTCTTGCCGCAGCCGCTAGCTTACCCTTTAATCCTAGCTCGCCCTTTAATGAAGGCTTCTTTGATTGTTTATTGCCGATGCCCAATTCTTTATTTAAATCACTCGCGAATTTAGGATCTCTTTTATATGATTCTGCCGCTTGTCTTCGGTTTGCGGGAGAGTACGTCTTAATGAGGTCCTTTTTCCTCTTATCCGATGCAGGATCATCATCCCAAACTGCTTTATCAAGGATCTCATCTGCAGCGGCGGTTTGTTCTTTTAATTTAGATCTGGCTTCGGCTTTTTTACTCGTTTGTTTAGCCGCTTCTTCCGCAGCTTTATATTTAGTGACAGTCAAATATTTGTGTTTACCATTTGCCATTCTCTTTTTAGATTTATAGGTTTTGTGATCCTGGTTAGGGGCATCCCATGCACCTGGATCGAAGAACATACTAACATTAGAAGACAATTTGTTTAAAACAAGTTTCGGACTATTCGACTCCATGAACTTCTCCTTTGTACTTCCCCGCGTAACTTTGACTATGCATTTGGATCCAGTCCTTCATAATTCATCAGACCTTTTTGTGATTCGCGCTCTATTAAAGCTTGAGCCTCAAGGTCTGAGATCTCTTTCCATTGTGAATAAGCATCGAGACCAAATGGCTCGACAATCTTTTGTATTCTCATTTTCAAGGCGATGATATCATCTTCCATATCATTAATAACAGGCTTTGGATCTACATAAAGAATGCAAGGCGTATTCATTCTTGTATCAGCGACGCCTATTTCTCCTCTATAAATCTTAAAAGGATATCCTGGTGTATAATAAACTCTCCAATAAAGCATCTGCATGATTAGACTCCAAATCCTGGGTCAGGCTCGATATTGGGAATAATTGGAGTCTTATTATCAAGACCCCTGGCTTCTGCTTCATCTCTATGTATGGCCCTGAGTGAACATCTGCAATTAAAGCCGTTTGGTGGTGTCCATTTATTCCAAACTGGATGGCCCATCGGTGCCCAGACTCCAGACATAGCTAGATGATTAGATCTGACACGATCATCGTCTACTGCGTAATATTCTTGATAAGGGAACTCCTGGCGCATAAGTGGTGAAGCCAGTTCCTTCTTGTAGCCGGTGTAGTATGCGGTTTGTATGTTCGTCCTGTACACTGTTTCTAGATGAGCCTTAGATAGCTCCTGGCCAGCAAATAGCTTCTTGATATATGAAACGAAGTCCTTTGAGCCTATGCTCTCAGTTTGAGCTGTGATGATATGATCTTGTATCTGTGCCACTAAATTCTTCCTAAATTCTCTGGCTATTTCCCATGCCTGACGCTCTGAAGTTCTTGCGAGATCCTTGATGTCTGGTTCTGTCTTAAGGAATGGTTCGTCCTTAACATATTTCTTGATGATCTCATTGGGAACCTCATCAGCAAACTTTTCGAGCTGTTTATCTGACGGGAGCTTTGTTCCACCCTTAACTGCATTTTTAATAACCCTTGACCTTCCAGCTAAATTCGCTGCTGTTATTGTTCCAGCTAGCGCTTGGACGAATGGGAACATCTCCTCATCTGCCCAATAATCCTCTATGTGTATTGCCTTTTTTTTTTGATCATACGGGCAAGAAGCTTATCCAACTCCTTTTCACCAATGCCCATTCCTGACTTGTAGATCTTATCGCCGTCGTGGACCTGTTTGAGTGCCATAGCCTCAGCATCATCACTGTAATAATCTGGTCCTTGAGGGAAGTTCTGTTCATTTGGGGCTTCTTCCAAGTTGCCAGCATAAGCAGCTGGTTGTTCTTGGTATTGTGGCTCAGGTGCTCCGCCAAAGTTATCCTCCTCCTCTTTACTGAAGACGATACCAAATTTCTCTGCAATTCCTTGTTTGGAAACAGGAGCAATACCTGATGCTTGGATCCATCTGCCAAATACAGCATCCTTGGGCTCAGGGTGTCTTGGATCTGATTTGAACTTAGGCATCTTGAAATCAGGATGATCCACTTTATCACCAAGAAGATTAAATCTCAACATTGGTTTAAGCAACTGTTCGGTGATTGTTTCCTCTAAAGACCTTGCATCACGGTTTAGTTTGTCAGAGAATGGATCTAGCTGGACGGACGCCATCGCTCTAGATGCGTTGCCCTCAGGTACGTTTATAGACAGCGGAGCGCCCAACAAGACCTTCGCAACGGCGTCATCGACATATCTAATGAAAGATTGGAACACCTCGTAAGCAGCAGGGGCTATATCGCGGAAGTTGATATTCATATTAGCAGGCTTGGCAATTGCACCAGCGGCGTTGAAGTAAGTGAGCATTTTAAGTGCGTTATTGATATCTGTTTGGGTTGCCCCATCAAGAATTTCGATCTCTGGAATTAATCCAGAGCGGTCGAGAATAACCATCATTCTAGTTAGGGCCTGATCTACCCATACGAATGGCCAATAAAGAGTATCAGCTTCGCCTTTACCCCAAAGCTTATTAAAGAGCATGCTAGAACTTGTTGAATCATTAACGCCATATGTGTGGACAAGGAACTGATCCCTTGGGACTGCATCTTCATGCTTTTTAGCGCCATATGAAGTCCCCTTAAGGACTAATTCGCCAACATCATTAAAATCGAACAAGGACTTCTGCCTAAATTCAATTGATTTTGGGATAATATAACCAGATGGAGGGAGTTCATATTTAGTACTAGTCTGACCAGGATCCATTGGATTGGTCATCTTAATCTCTGTCCAAGGCCATATGATTTCATTGAAACTAACGCCCTGAAAGATGGCCTCGAGCATATTGCGTCTGATTTGAGTAAAGTTTGGTATTAAATCTAACTTTTCATTCAAGAATGCTGCATAAGGCTCTGTGGCATCATTCTGAGCCACCACTTCCCAATCTGCTCCAGCCACTGGGTCCATTCTACGATCTAGAGCAGCGGCAACCAGATGATACTTGCGCATTTTCTTATAAATCAATGGATCCTTACTTAATGCAAACGAAGGATCTTGGGCATTGCTGGACCATGTTTCCATCAAATGTTTTCGAGATTTGATAATGTCTTTGTATTCAGTATCAATACTGCGCATCAGGCTAGCTGTTGCGTCTGCTGAGCTTAATTTTTTCTCTTCTACCATAATTAGTATCCTCTAACTTCCGAAGAAGCCCTGGCGTATTCCAATGGGATCGGGCATGATTGAATGGACTTGTATTGATCCTGTGCGAAGTTGCCAAAGAGCAAGTGCTCGTGCGATTGGTACATCATCATGTTGGCCGCTTGGTGCTTCGTACTTTACTTTACCAGTACGGCTTACTGACATCTCAAAAGATTTCATTTCGTTGTTGCCGATCTCATGGTCTAAGATCTCTACTGCAAAATTATCGAATTTCATGATCATATTATCAATTAAATTGCGTTTAGATTGTTCGGTGAAAATGAACTCCTCTAAGAAGACCCCACGCTTCCTTAATTCACTACAAGCGATATCACCAGCGCCGGAGGCATCGACAACTGCTTTGCAGCGCCATTTTTTACAAATGTTAGCGACGGTTTGTAAAATAACATCCCATGATCCTTGGTTCTTGCGCCATAGTTCTACTTCTACCGGCTTGCCTATTGTTGCGTCAAAGACTGATATTACAGTGAAATCCTTCTTGCGTGCTAAGTCCACTCCTGCAACATAAGTACGATTTGCATGTGGTTTGGCGCCTGCTGGGGCTATAGTACAAACATCGACGTTCTTGATAGCAGAAAGTTCATCATCAAGGAACTGAGCAGCTATCTCTTGTTGATATAAGGTTTTAGTGAGATCCTGGCTTATTTCCTCTATTTCCTCTTGTTTAAGATGTGGATTAGACCAGCTTGGGAATGTGAAAGCAGCCCAATTCTTGTCCTTTGTATCATCTGATATTCCGCGCTGGAAGATATTCCAGAACCAGTTGCGGCCCTTTGGTGTGGATATGAACAATACCCAGCCCTGTCTATCCATCAACGAAGGTCTGAGTACATCAGTCCATGCGGCATGTGCACATTGTGCAGTTTCATCCATTATTAAACCAGTCAATCCTTCACCACGAATGTTATCGTATTTCTCGAGGCTAAGCCAATCGATCCTTGATCCTGATGATAATTTGCAAATAAGATCCGCTTCGTTTTTGTACCTGATGTAGTCCTTGAAAACAGTAGTGAAATCATCCCATTTAGGTTTGATGCCAATCTTATATGTCGGGGCACAAAACCAATAAAGACCAGGCACTTCCATTGCTTCTTTAAATAGTCGATTAAGAGCATATACGGTTTTACCCCAACGGCGACCACAACAAATGACTTGAAATCGAGATTCGCAGTTGTTTAGTTCTAATTGCCCTATATGAGGAAAAAAGTCAACGTGAATCTTCATCTTGATTCCTAAAAGTTTATGAAGATCTTCTCAAAATCACTTTTCTTATTCCCCTTTATCTTTATTGCCTGAAAGCTTGTCACCCCATACGACCTTGAATGTGCCTTTAGCATCGATCTTCATATCGGTCTGTATGCGTTGTATATGTTGCCACTCCCCATTGCTTTTATTGACGAGATAGAAGAAGATCGATGCCGGGTTGCCCTTCATACAATTCTTAACAAGACAATTCTCAACCATCTTAATTGCCGCAAGTTCTGCAATCTCACAATCGTCCGCAAATTGCGGATCCTTTTCTTTGTGTGCAAGGACCGTATGGGCTGTAACACCAACTCCCGCAGCTGAAGCTCCTCTTGTATGACCCTCAGACAAATACTTAAGATACTGTTTCTTCTTAATAGCTGTAAATTTATAATTAGGCATCTTAAATTTAGCCTTTTTGGGCTTGGGCTTAGGCTTAGGCTTGGGCTTGGGCGTTGGTTTCTTCTTGGTCTTTGCCATGTCCATCCCCTTATGTTATGTTATGTTATTTCATGCAATTTGAAAGTCTGTACAGTTGTAGTTGTGGTGGAGCTAAGTGTACAACGGAAAATATAAGTACCAGCATCAAGTCTCCATGTGGACGATTCATTAACGCCACCGACGAATGCTCCTCCTGTAACCATTACACATTTAGATACGCCAGAAGCATCTTTGGTAGGAGCACTAGCCAAAACAACACCAATATCAGAGGCACCATTTGCGATAGACATATCATAATTGTATAGGGTGAGGGTTGAGCCACCAGTTGCGACTAAAGTACTGGCACCATCTGATGCTAAGCATCTGCACGTAACACCTTTGTCACATTGGATGATTGGAACGACATGCCATGTTTTACCAGCAGCAACAGTAAGCCTAACTTCTCGGTTATCTGCTGCTGTACCACCAGTCACATGATAATGAGCAATGTACATTGCTCCAGTGTCGATTTTATATTGCTCGTGTGTTTTTGTGACGAAGTTACCATCGCTAATGAGAGCAGTAGATGTACCGTCCTCATTGATTATCCTTATGCCTTTGCCTGCAGGGTCTATTACAGCCATTTCCTGTTCCTTCCATCTTCCCCTGCATCTTCCCCTGCAATAGTTCTAAATCATCTATGAGTCCCCGTGTAGCATCTAACCCAGTTTTGAAGAGAATTTTTAGGCGTTGATTGATCAATTCTGCTTTTAATATCTTCGACTCTTCCTGCAGAATCTTCTTCTGCAAATGGGCTATTTGTACTCTTGGTCCCATTAGTGTTTGTGTGATTAATGTTTTAAAATCCTCATCACCATAGGTTTGAGCATGACAGAGAGACTGAACTTCCTCCGCATGCTGCAAATCTTCTTTCTTTATATTTGATGTCCCTATACTCTTTCTAATTTTTTTGAGAACGCTTATAGTTGAAACCAATCCCCGCTGAAAATGTTTACGTTTCTCTTGTAATAATTCAATGAGATCTTTTATACCTTCTAAAATATCTGTGTCTGTGTTAATGCTGTAAATTTTATCTATTCTCTCTTGGAGCAGAGGACATTTATGTGCTAATAAAAGAGCCTCCGAGAGAGGCATGTTGGTAGCACCAGGAATATTAGCACCACCCTCAGTGCAGTTTATTACATTTTGTGCAGTTTGTGCAATTGCGGACTCGAAGGTTTTTATGAATGCTAAGAAATTCCTCATAGTAACAACTGTATCGCCATTCCATCCCGGAGCTAGAATATAATCGCGCTTGTTTAAGGGCTTTAAGTGATTGTCGATAATCTTATCGTAACCCATCTTATTGCCCCATGCTGATTTAGTACCATCTGCATGGGCCGAAATCCTGATATCATATTCTTGTTTTAATTTCTCGGCTCTCTCTGGTGTTAAATTCTTAAGAGCCTTAACCAGTTTGTCTGGAATCGAAGTAAGAGCAAGATCCTGACCAATAAAGATAATGGGATCGCAGCCCATTGATCTAGCTAGATACATTGATGTATGAGCGACTGTTAAACACTCCTGGACCTGACCATGTAATCCTCCCCACTCTGCTGGTCCTTCTATTTTGCCATTTAACACAGGCCAAATTGAGTTTGGATAAAATTTATATAGACCCTTCTTAAAACTAACCTCTTCCACAGGACGATTAATATATTGGGCTGCCCATAAAGCTATTGGGCTATCTACTGCGATGCCCCACTTCTTATGCTTCCAGTTGTCTAAAATCTTAGGTGATGTGTTTTGTGTGAAAACAAGATCGAAATTAGCTTCAGTATCGAAGAGGTGCGCTTTCAAGTCTACGGGGTCTATTGTGACCACAAAATGCGGTCTGATATTGTGTTGAATAAGAACTGGCAAAGCAGCGTCCACACATATAATAAGAACACCAGTTAATCCCTTAAGCTGCTCCACATTTTTATTAAGGCTGGGCCCAGCTGACACAATAATCGCCGTAGCATCATTAAACTTACTCCAGAGATTCCTAGGGTCAGATGAATTTAAGATATGAGGAATACTCAGGATATGATTGGTCTGGAATAGTCTATTATGCTTTACTGCTGTTGCTATATTAACGCGATAGCGGAACACGGTTTGATTGATCTCACGCACAACATGCTCAACCCACTGCGGCTCATTCTTCCATTTCAAGTTATGATCATGGTATGCTACTTTACTAGGTTCATGCTCTACTATTGTTAGATTCGAAGGAAGAACTTCGAAGTACCATCTCAACACAAAATCTGCTATTTGTTGAAGATCTGATCCTATAAGAAATCTTACTGCTGAATTCTGTTTTATTGCTGCAACTGCTTCTGGTCTATATTGCTCTGCAACCTCGAAAATCTGCGGCTCTTTCTCTATGATCAACATTGATTGTCCTGGTTTAAGGCGATATTTAATTATCGCTTCCGCGACGTACCCTAAACCAAATCCTATAAGAACAATAGCATCATCATGGGGAAATGCATTGGCCTTAACGTTAGCTTCCTTAACCGGATCAAACCTCGAGTGCATTCGAACTACATGGCCATCTACCTTCACTATCTCCATAGTTGGACCATAAGGAGTTTTATAAATATTAATCTCTGGTTGTTGCATGTTTAATTGTTTTGGTAACCGAACATTTTTTAGAAGATCCTGAACTTCGGTTCTGTCGATAGCGCCCATATTTCTTCCCCTAATCCTAACCAAGAAAAACAGCAATTAGTACCACCAGCATACCAAGAGCAGTCATAAAACTCAAGAAGATGTGAAAGTTTTATCATTTTAAACTCCTGCCCACATTCCTATCCAATCTTTAGCACCAATTGGTGCTGTGTAAACCACTTTCGCTGCATAAGCCTCAGCAGATAAATCCAAATTCAAGAACCCATCATGTAGCTGCGTATCGTTTCCTATTTGAAATGTTGTGTACTGACCAGAAGAACTGCTACTGAAAAAATACGGGGCGCTGTACATGCCGAATTTATATTGTTCATGCAAGGCACAATTATAACATTCGGAGCTATTACACTCTTCAACATGCTCCTTGATACGCTCATCAAATTCCGGATCACATAATGAGAGCTTAAATTTACAGTGATGAACACAATGTTCTTTGAACTTGAACATATTATCTTTAGGAATGAGATCCCCTAACGAATCTTTAATGAAGGTCTCAATTACTAATTTTATGTCCTGTAGCGTCGTTGTTTCGGCCATTGTTTCCATTTAACCCCCAATTCATTTCTTGTCTTATTTCAGTTGTTAATACAGCTATTTGGTACATCGTGTTTCTGACCTTACTTGTTGGCATCTTAGCGCCGCATTTGGC